CGGTGCTGATTCCATCTATAGGGTCACTTTTGTAATTCAAGCAAGATTGTTCATCGATAATTTGATAAGTTCTTGTTTTAGGTGTTCCATTGTCGTCGTATATGCAATCAGCAAAATTTGTTAGTCCGTTGATGTCAATTCCTAACGAACTTTGCAGACCAATTTCAACAACCTGCCCAACTCTTTCTGTAGAGAATGAACCTTCGGCACACCTAAAAATCTGCGCTGTTCTGCTGCATGGATATGTATTGACGGCTGTAATGGCGGGGTTCTGTCCAATGTCACCGTTGTAAACTGACGGGTTTAATTCGCTTTCCGTATATTCATGAATCGTGCCTTCACGCACGACTTTGAAAACCGCAGTTACAGATTGACCGTTATTCAAAGTTGAGCTTTCTATATCTGAAATAAATACTTGGTCTGTTCTATTGGTGCATATTGCCATTGCGCTGCCGATGCGGTATAGCTCGCCAACACTTAAGTTGTCGTCATAGCTATTTTGCCGAGAGGCAATCGATGTTCCCATATCATTTAAGCTTGTAATTGCTTCATCACTCCCGGTGTCACTTGGCGGAACTGGTTCATTAAAATACCCGTTCCCATCTGTCTCTTTGTAGATCTTGAATGTTAAATCTTCGCCAACGGTTGCATCTCTTTCACCGCTAGTAGTGCCAACAAGTCCGCTACGTCCGCAATAGTTTCTACCTTGCTTAGTCCTAAGTCCCTTCTCTTGGCGATTTAGAGTGCAGATTACATCACCTGCGCTGTCTGAACCTAAGTTAAATTCAGTCCTAATAATTGGGTTAGGTTTTAACGGAAAATTGTTCCCTAGATGCCCATACAACCCAAATACTTTCTGGTTTGATGGTGTTGAAGTAAAGCAAAAATTTGGGCCAAACTGTAAATCTTTACCGCGTACCTGAAACACGTCTGAAGCTCCGGCATTTTCAGCATTGCCTGGATCTGAACTGGCTCTTAGCCCTGAGATGTAATCGCTGCTGGTTATTCTTCCGCCGTCTGAAGAGTAGTAAAGGCTGATTCGTCCGGCTTCGTTATTGCTTAACCGATAGCCACCAATAACGTTGTTGCCAATAGCAAATTGATCAACGTCAAGTTGTGGGATTGCTCCCTCTCCTACAAGAAACAATGCTCTAAGCAATTGCCCACCACCGACGCTATACAACTGTGACCACAGCAGGTTTGTGTTGACCCTCACGCCACCGTATGCAATGCCGTCAATTTCTTGGCGGTTGGTATAAATAAGTGGAACAGTTGAACCCAGTTCAACAACATTCTGGACACTATCAAAGCCTGATGTTGGCGTGAACCTGCTGCTGTTCTGTATATCCTGACCCTGGACTGTTTTGGTCTCGTAATCGGGCTGTTTCTGTTGGCGTGGTTTCGGAGATAGTAACGAGGCAATCGCGGATAGAACTATCCCGATCACTAAATAGGCAGCCGTAGTGAAGGGTTCAAACGCCACTGGGTCGCCGGGTTTAATCCCGTTATTCAGCATCGTTTCGCGCATAAACGAGCGATATTGCTTCTCATCCATTCCGGTGATTTCCATGATCTGCCGGTCATGGGGCAGAAGTGGAATCCAATTGCCGTCGTTAGGACTCAGCATTAATTCAGAGAGATGTTGCCGGTAGATGGCAAAGCACCGACTAACGATTGGGTAAGAGTTCGGCGCGGTGCATCAGCGCCAACGGCGTCTAGTGGGCTGCTAAGCCTCACCTGTAGGCGGCTGCTGTCATGCTCAAAGCCAGTGATTTGATACACCTCTGAGCTGTAATTGTCAGTCTCTTCTAAGGTCTCTGGATCGAGCCAAACGGTGTTGATCTGTGCAATCCAACGTTCGTCTGCTGCTTGTTTGAAGACGTTTAAATCTAACTCGTTTACAGCAAATACCATTGATGCTGAGATGTTGGCTCCCTGTAAGTCTAGGGTGCCTCCACTAAACCCAAAGCCCGCAAACAAATAAGGCAACCCCTGGAATAATCGCGACTCTCCAGCGTGAAAATTCTGGAAACGGTAAGGGGTAATGATTCCTTCTGCCTGTTTTAGTAAGGCGTATGTCCCGATTGCAAATGTCATCGTATACCTACCTGGGCGCGGGTGGCTGGGCGGTTGCGGAGATCACTAAAAACTCTTGCCTGAGCATCGCGAGCTGTAGATTTCATACCCTTTGCAAACTGCTCGGCGGTGACATACTCCACGGTGTTGATGACAGTGGTTTCAGCTCGGACATCAATCGGGTTGCTGTTCAGCGAAGCGATGCGTTCGCGCTCCAGTACCCGCTCTTTAGTGTAAGAGGTCGTAGTGCCGATGGCTTCGGCATTGTCAGCAAAGGCATCGTTAGAACTGCTACTCCCCCCGCTTAGTGCATTACGGGCTGCCTCGAATTGGTCGTTGTTGGTGACCGTTCCAGTGACACCGGGGATGAACAGTTCGGGTCCGTTTTCGCCGACGATGTAGGGCTGGTTGCCGTTTGCTGTGCCGCCAGTGGCTAGGCCAGTAAACGGCGTAGCGCCGAGTAGCGGACCAAGAGGAGTTCCACCCCCAGATTCTTCAAGGCCAAAACTGTTGTCACCGAGTCCAGCAAACTTTTTGGCGATGCCGATGGCGATGTATTGCGCGATCATCGTCGCGGCTGTTTGGATTAGTTGGTCCGCAATCGTGTTCAGGAAGTCGGCAAAGGCTTCCTCGGCGGTCTTCGTTCCAGCGACTACCTCGCGTAGGCCGCCAACCAGGGAGTTGACCGCTGGAGTGATAGCTGCAAAGGCTTGGTTGTATTTGAGTTGTGCTTGCTCGGCTGCAAAAATTTGAGGCAGTAAAGTTTTGTATAGGTTTGACTCTTCTTGTAACTGGTTAAGGCGTAATGTGGCTTGTTCGATTGCTTGCTTATCTGGAGTAGGTGTGCTTTCGATTAATACATACTGTTCGGCAATTTTGGCGTTTATTTCAGAAAGAGTGTTTGCATAACGATCTGCTTGTTTTTGCAGTAAAGCATCACCTTTGCTCTGATTAACGGTTATACCGCTTAATTCCTGCTGTAGTCCTCTTTCTGTTGCGGCCAGAGACGTAGCTGACTGTAATACAGCTAATTGCCGTTCAACGGCTAGTCTCTCTTTGCTTGTTTCGAGGTTTTTTTGTAGGATGCTGTATTCAAGATCTAAATTATCTAGTTTTAAATTTTCTATTTGGGCGTTCTCTGTGTTATCTCTGATTATCTGAGCTCTTATCTCCTTTTCTCTTTGCAGTAACAGTAATTGTCTGTCTATACCTGCCTCAGTGCCCTCAAACGCGGTGGCATATTTAACTGATATTTGTATAGCTTTGATACTTTCTTGATTTAATTCAGTCTGAAGACGTAGTAGTTCTTTTGCGGCACGTTCTCTCTCACTGAAGGCTTTTGCTGCTGCTTGGTCCGCTTCGCGGTTTGCTTCTGCCTGCTCTTTAGCTCGTCTGTTGTCTAACCCTTTTAGTTCGTTTATTCTTTCTTGTTTAATAACTTCTTTTTCTAGGTCTGTTAGATTATCTTTTTGAAGTTTTGCTTTTGTTCTTAACTCTATGTTTGCTTTTTCGAGGTTATAGACATTCTCGTTAAGTAAATTACCGTTTATATTTAGTAAACTTTCTTCGTTTTGTAAAATGTCTAAAGTCTTGCTATTTTCTATATTTGCGTTTGTTATTTCTTGTCTAGCCTCAGCACGACGTTCCGCTAATATTTTTGCTGTTTCAGCTAGCCGCTCATCGATTGCCCCTTGAAGCGGGTCATCAGACTCTGCCCCACGTTCAGCTGCTGCTCTAAGCCTTTTTGCATCTTCCCCTCCTGCTGCGGTAATACGATCTGCGGCGTTTATTAGGTTGGTGCGCTCCAGGAGTCCGGCCACACCTTGGGCAACAGGACCAAGTAGTTGAGCCGCTAATGCTTGGAACTCTGTATTTAGTATTGCTGCGGCTGAACCTAGTTCGTTGGTTGCATCCCCAAGACTTGTTAAAGCCTCTACAGCATCGTCTCCAATAGCTGCGGCCATTAATTTGGCAGCAGCTTCTGCGGCAGCTTGTGAGCCAGAGACTTCTTTTGTTTCGTCTATAAGCTTTTTGGTGGAGCCACTCAGGTCGCCAATGGCTTTTGCAAGGGCGTCGGCATCGAGACCTGTTTTTGTAAACGCTTGGCCGAGTTTTGCGACGTCTGCAACGGCTTGGTCGATGATTCCACCGATTGCGCTGGCAAGGATCTGAGTGCCGAAGCCGCCTGCACTACCGAGCGCACCACCAAGAACGGAGCCTGGTCCGCTGCCGAACAGGAGTGGGAAGCCAATACCAGCAGCTAAACCACCGCCAGCTCCTCCCCCGCCGCCGAACTTATTTTTCTTTTGGTTTTGCTTACTTTTATTTGTTTGATCTTTGGCAGCGTCTACTTGTTGATCAGTAATTCTTACTAGCTCATTGCCTTTTGCTATTAATTTATCTCCTACATTTTGTCGTTTATTAAATGTATTAACAAGTTCTTCAGTTTCACGGGTAAGTTTGCCGCTTGCAGATATTTCACGCGCTACCTGTTGCTCCAGTTTTGCGCGGAAGCGTTCTCCGCTCGCACCTCGACTGCCGACTCCAGCCGCAGGGCCGCTACCAGGAGGAGCTGTTCTAGTAACTCTACTTACTTCGCCTTCCGCAGCACGCGCTATCTTCTCACGCGCATCAGCAGTTCTACTTACAGCGTTGTTTCCTCGCGCTTTTTCTTTTGCAGTTTCCGCATTTAATTTGTCGATAGCGGCTGCTACCCTTTGAGCTTCCACAAATGGAGAAGAAGTAGCATCCCCTCCTGTTTGTCCCGCAGCGGGTAACGCTCTTTGCCCAGAAAACCCAGCTCCCGGTAAAGCTTTTTGACTGGTACGGGCACGTTCCAGTCGTCGTAGTTCTGTACCGACAACCTTTACTTGGAGTTTGTCGTAAGCACTACCTAGCCGAGCAGCCAATCTTACTTGGTTCTGTAGTGCTGCATTTTGCTGCTGAAATACCCTTAATGCTTTTTGCTCTTGCTCTAGTTGAAATCTGCTTTGTACTGCGGCTTTAGGATTAAGTGCGTCGTTAAAGACACGCTCAAATTCTTTTACACCTTTAATTAGTTTATTTATTCCGCCTTCTACTTGTGTTACCCCTTTAAGGGCTTCTCTGTTGTTTACATTTAGATTGATATTGGCGTCAAATTGAGCCATCGACCGCTAGCACTACGTTCCAGCAGTCTAGCGGCGGTTGCTCTTAACCTTTTTCATGGCTTTGTCTTGCTCGTCGTTGAGGTAACCGAAGTAGGCGCTCCAGAGGAGGAGTTCTTCTTCGGTTACTTCTTCGAGGAGTTTGCGTAGGCTGTATCCCAGTTCTTTGGCTACTCCCATACAGAGGAGGAGCCAGTTGTCTTTACTCAGCTCTGTCTTCAGGACTTTTCATGTCGAGGGCTGCGTCATCCTCTTCGCCGCCGAGAACAGCCAACATTAGGGCTTGAAGGTCGCTGTCGCGAACGGCGTTCTTGAGGTCGGCTACGTCGCCGGGGCTAAACAGTGGGGTACCTTTGTCGTCTTTGGCTTTGCGTAGTAGTAGCTGGAGCGCAAAGGCGTTGGGGTCGTCACTGCGGGCGTCCTTCTTAGCGCGTTCGCGTTCGGCGGCAGTAAGTGGCGTGACCCACATGACGATTACTTCGCCAGATTCGAGTTCTACTTCTCTCTTTACGGGGTCTAGACGGGCAGCTTTCTTTAGCTTGTCGATCAAACGTCCGGCCATAAATACCTCTAGTACATAAGAACTATAACGTATTGCATAAAAAAACCCCCGCCGTCAACGGGGGTTAGTGCGTCTATGTCCCGATCACATACTAGACAAGAGCTTTGCCGAGTACGTTCTTGGGGTTGATGACATTGAAGTTGATCTCAGCTGTTGTGGGATCGTCAGGGTTGACGCTCAGGTTGATACTGGTCATTGTGATGTCACTCTCGATGTAGAGAGACTCTGCATCGTCGACTGCTGTGCCCGCATTGTTGGAGACAGTGTTGACGTACAGCTTGACACTTGCACCTTGCTGGCTTCTGAGAAGCACGTTGCCGAGTAGCCGGTTGGCCAGGCTGGTCTGATCGTCTGTGAAATAGACGCTCATCGATCCACTGCCGCTGGCATAGCCAGATTGGGTGGTTCGGAAAGGTGCAAACTTACTCGATTCGGTTGAAGTTACACCGCATGGAAGCGTTGTGACATCCAACTCTTCACGGGTGATGTCAATCGAGAACTCACGTACTTGACAGACAGCAGCGTATTCTGCGTAGTCAATCGAGATGTGGTTAGCAGTTCCAGGGGTGTCTGCACTTCCGGTGCCGCCATCGCCGTTAAGCGTGATAGCAGAACCGCCAGAAGATGCGGATACCTGGATTGTCGAGCTGGTGCGAGCCACGACGTAGTACGTGGTTCCAGCCGTCAATGCGGTGTCGATGGACGCAGTACCTTCTTCAGCAAAAGTTACCGGGTCACCAACCACGTAATCGTTAGTTGTAGGTACTGTGATCGAAGTACCTGCGGGGAAGTCGGTGTAATCCAGCAGACAGAACATTGTTCCGGCTGGCTGGAAATAGATCGAGCCCTCCTGACCTGTTAAGGCGGAGCTATTGCAAGAAATCGGCATTGGTGCCTCCTAGAAAAAATACACAGAGTTTGGGGGCGTTTTAACAGGCGGGGGCTCCTGATTACCTGGCACGGCCAGTTACATACAGTCTAAGGAGACTTGTAGTTCGCCAAAAGTGGGGCACTCAAACTGGCAAAAAAGTAAGGTCTGTCATCGAGAGCTGTGAAATCTGGGCCGCTTAGACGCAGTACCGTCCCAAGTACGCCGTCTACACGCGCTTTCGGTCGGTATGTCAAGGCGTTTAATGCTTGGCTGATCTCTGTCATTACCGTTTGTGCTCTGCCAGGGCCGACGCCTTTTGGGCCGTAATACTCGACAATTAGAACCGCACGGATCGATTCGATTGCTCCGCAAGTTGTCGGCTCAGTCATAGTTCCGTAATTCAATCGCGCAGTAATAAATTCATCGTCAGCATCGCCGGAAGGCTCCAACGTGTTAGCTGGGCGGTACGGGATGTTCAACGCCGTACAAGTGTCGACAACAGGAGTCTCGAAATAACGGCGGATGGCTTGAAGAGTCATTGGTTTACAAGACGGGCACCTTGGGGATTAGAGCTTCGGTAACTGCCAAATCCTTTTATTTTTGGGTTCTGAGCCGCGCCAGCTACCGCTGCTCCAAGTGTGTCCTTAAGAGATCCCGCCTCAATATACGTGCGATACCAATCCGCAGGCGCACTGATCTCTCTTGCACCTTCTACTCTCCCAGGAACTAGATCGAGTGCGATGTTTCTATAAACAGTTCTGTTGCCAATGGTATAACCAACCGCTCTCTTTCTGCCAGTACCTTTTAATGATGGAACGACAGGGGCAGGAACTACCTGGCGAGAAGTTC